ACTAAAAGTATATGGGTATTATATAAAGATTATACTAACAAAAATTTATCATTTAACATAAATCAAACTAAAACTAAGTTTAGTTTTGATTATGAACTACAAATATTTGAACAAAACCTAAACAATTTTTATAAATACAAAAGCAAAAGTATTAATAGACAAGAATTTATTGTACTTTTAAAATGTGAATAAAAAAGGTAAAGACAAATTAGTTCAAGAAATAAAAGATTTTATAAAGAAATATCAAGAAATGGCAATCACAGAAGATTATAGAAT